CCCAACTACACTACAAATGTTCGGTTTTAAAGAGTATATTCGTGAATTAACAGTTTCCCCCGATTACAGGCAGGGAAATGTGTATAATCCCTTTTATGATATGTCTAAGACTATAACAGATGAAGTAACAAAACAATTAAAAAAAGATAAAAAACTTGATGGCTTGAAACAGCCATGGAAATTTAAAAGTATACCAAAAACAGGATTACCAAAAATACCATTAACTGGTAAACTACAAAATAGAAGATCTGGTTATTATTTTCGTGTTGTTGATGCAGATGATATTGAAACCGAATATTATATTAGAGTTGCAAAAAGTGATGCTATTGGTCATTTTGGAATGAAACAAAGAAAAAATTCTACAGCATCATCAGACATCAATGAACTTATGTCATTATATTTTTTAAAGCATAATAAGGATAAAGCAGGAACAGAGTCAGATGCTCAGGCTTGGATACACAATATTCAAAAAATAAATGGTGATACTGGAATAGTTAAAGCCGAATCTACACCTATCACTTATATAACATTACGAGGATTATTAGATAAAGATGAGTCTCAAATTAGAGATATTCAAATAGGTTGGCATAATGCAAGAGAAGTAGAGAAAGATTTAGGTAGAAGCTCAGTATCATCATATCATTGGGTGCCTAGAAATAAACCAGCCGACATACCTAAAAGTAATCCTTCTGATATTATTTTAAAATTATCAGATAGTACTTATATTGGATATTCAAATAAAGCTTCAGCAGGAAAAGATTCAACACCAAAATTTAATACAAATATAAACGCATTTTATAAACAATTAGGAGATTCTAATCAACTTAGTTCAATACAATCTATAATGGATGATAGTTGGGAGTATGCCGCTGGATTAGTGTCTGCTACTAATATAAATGCAACTAGAGCTTTAAATCAAAATAGAGATGCAGTAAAAAATGCTGATTATACAGAATCTAATTTAAAAGCAGAATTTGGAGATTTGGGTAGAGATTTTAATTTAGATGAGTTGAATTTTTTTGGAGCTGATTTTTATTATCCATATAGAAATAATCTTATAACATTGTTTGCAAAACATTTAGAAAATGCAGATAATTTATCTTATTTTTTACAAACAATTTCTTTTTATACTTTTGCAACAGGAGGTACACCTTGTCCATATAAACTGTTAGTTGGTTCTACAACAGGCTCTACTATTACAGATGTTTCTTCAGATGATTTATTAAAATTAATTTTAACTGCTGAATCAAAACTTTATCAAAATATATCCACAGATTATGATGGAACAAAACAATCATTTAAATTGAATTTTAAATTTCAAAGCAATAATGTAAATATTCCAATTACAGTAAGAACTAGAGCAACTGGTGGGTGGTCAGGGAAATCTTTATATATTGAAACACCAGGCGTAAAGGTATCATAATGAAAACCTTTAAACATTTTTTGTTAGAAATAGGAGTAGACCCCTTTAAGATAGCAGGGAAACCAGCATGGACTGAAAGTTTATCTACTATGTTGTTTGATCTTCCAAGAGCAGGAATAAAAGATATAAAGATTCCATTATCTCCTGCAATAATGAGAAGGATATGGCCCAAACCAGTTCGTACAACAGTATTTCATTTGACTGATTTTGATGGTCTTGGAAAACTAAAAGGAATGCAAGGGGGAAAAAGGTCTATTTCTGCATTTTTTAATATTGATGATATAGTTATACAAACAGGCATTAAATCAGAAGGTGGATATGTTATAGAGATGGAAGCAGATGTTCTTGTTGCATCACAAGATGATATTTCAAGTCAACCAGATAAAACAGGCAGAAGGTGGGTGACATTAAGTTCACTTATGAATAAACCTACAGATTCAGATCCCGGCTTGGGTGGTGGTGCAAAACTCAAGGGAATGGAAAAAGATATAGAGAAGATGTTGATAAAGATTATTGTAGATCATAGTGATATTACACCAGAACCAAACATCAATAAGGCTTGGGGGTATCTTGGAAAATCGGTTGGTGGAAAAGAAAAGTCATTAATCATCAAAGATTATATCGATGGAATGGAAAAGACTATGAAAAAACATTCCAAAGTATTAGGAACTCTATTAACAGCCTATACTAAGAAAAGAATTCAAGAACCAGATCCAGATAGTGGAGATAAACCAATGTGGGATGAATTGGTGGTGAATAATTTTAAGATTCAAAAGATTCATGTATCGCCTGAATTTTCACCTGACTTTGCAGAATTGGAAAAAGGTGAAGGTGGTGAGCGAATGTACACTTTTGCAAACAAGGATAAAGATATAGAAGGATTTCCATTTGAACTATATTATGAGGTAGGAGATATGGTAGATTATATTAATAGAACAGTTGCAAAGATAAAACTATGATTAGGTTTCAGGAATTTCTTACAGAGGCCGCAGGAAAGAACTTACACTTAGAACACATTGAAGATGAAATTTTGAATGATGGTATCAATGGTGGAAGGGCCGCAATTAATTTCATACAGTCTCTAAGGGATATGTTGGCTGGATCTGCAAAAACTCCTGTGAATGTAAGTACAAAATGGGATGGAGCTCCTGCAATATTTGCAGGAATAGACCCTTCAGATGGTCAGTTTTTTGTTGCGAAGAAATCGGTATTTAATAAGAATCCGATTCTTTACAAGAAGGAATCTGATATAGATTTGTCAGGAGATCTTGGAGAAAAGTTTAAAGTTGCATTGAGTGAGTTTTCCAAGTTAGGTATTAAAGGAGTGATTCAAGGAGATTTACTATATACTCAATCAACATTACAGAATGCTGTGCCTGATCATTGGACTTTTCAACCGAATACGATTATGTATGCAGTTCCAGAAGATTCTGATATAGGAAAAAAGATTAGTAAATCAAAGATAGGTATCGTATGGCACACTACTTACTCAGGAGACACCTTAGAGGATATGACTGCTTCGTATGGAGTAGATCAACCACTTAAAAAGGTTTCCTCAGTTTGGCATACAGATGCAAGTTATAAGGATGTTTCTGGAAGTGCAAAGATGACAGCTGCAGAAACAACAAAGGTTACAGGAGATTTGTCAGAGGCTGGTAAAACATTTAGAAAAATAAATTCAACAAAAATGGGGGAATGGAGTCCCTTACAAAACACACTACCAGCCTCTGCACAATGGAAAACGTATCAAAATTCTTTGATTAAGAACCAGGCTAAGTTTATTGGTGGTAGGAAACAAGTTGCAGATTATTTCAAGTTCGTACATGAGGCATTTGTAAAAATTACTGCAACAAAGAAAACAGAGAAAACCAAGAAAGAATGGATGGAACGTAAGGATATGTATTTCAAGGAATTACGCAACCATACAAGAAACATGGTCGCAGTTACAGAATTCATGGGGCATATTGTAAAGGCCAAAATGAAGATTATAGACAAACTAAACAGCATAAAGCAGTTGGGGATGAGTACATTTGTCAAGACAGCAGATGGATTTAAAGTTACAACACCAGAAGGATATGTCGTTGCAGATAGTACTCAAAAAGCAGTTAAATTAGTAGATAGGTTGGAGTTTTCCTTCAACAATTTTACAGCACAAAAAAATTGGGACAAATAAGGAGTTAAAATGTCAAGATACAGAAAATCATGGACAGAAGTAATAGAAGAAGTGTATTTAGGTGAAGCACTTAAACCGATAGATAAATCAGTAGTTGATGCTTTCTATTATAAGAAAGAAAAGGAAGGAAAAGTTGTTTCTACTGATGGAGACACATTAACCAAAATGGGTATAGGTGGTCAACAAATTGCAAAGTGGGTAGGTAGAAAAATTAAGATTACAGCAGTAAGTGATGTTAAGTCTACAGAATCTATAATTAAATACATAAGAAAATCTATACCTTCTGGAATACTTGAAGAAGTTGATATTGATGAAAAATTTGCAGGATGGATTGCATTTTATAATAAAGAGAAATTGGAAATTAAACCAAAGAAAGGTGAAATAGATAGTTTGAATGATGCAAAACAAGCCGCAATCAAACATTTCAAAGTTCCCAAATCGAAACAAGGACTTCTTGCTATTGAACCTGCTCATGAAGAAGTTGAAGAAGGTGTCACAGGCCCAACCAGAATGGAAATACAGAAGTTTTTTGATAAAGAAAAAGGAACACTAAGAGCAAGATTAAATAAAACTGCAAGCCATTTCAATATTCGTGATGTTGTTGTTAATAGTAAAGGAACAGTAGTAGGTTATCAAATGGAAGAAGTTGAACTTTCTGAGAAAGAAGCTGCATATCCATCAACAATAGAAAATCTTAAAAAGATAGTCAAGGATAAACAAAATCAAGTATTTGCGTTTAAAGATGGGGGAAGTATAAGAGTTGATCTTTTCTCTGCATCTGCTGTGGTTCAAGTGTATGATGCACTTAAACCAGCAACAAAAAAGAAATTTGAGGAAATGATAAAGACCAAAGCTGGTTTCGTGAAAACAGTTGACTTTGCATTTTCAATGGCTAAGAAATAGGAGACAAAATGGACATCAATAAAAAATTCATTGAATTATATGAAGAATATGAAAAAGAATGGCATGAAGGCCACGAACCTCAAGGTGGACATGACCACTATGATGACATAGGAGATGTTGAGGAACTAGAGGAAGCCAGAACTTATCTTGATAGAGAAGATGAGAGGAAAAAGAAAAAATCTGGAAAGGTGCCCCAAAGTCAAAAGAAATCTCGCTGGGGTTCTGGTGGATATGGTAAGGGTGAAGAAGCTGAGATAGATGAATTTTATGCAATTTTTGCTGTTAGACATAGAGCCAAAGATGGTAAGAGATATGTAATTCCTTTTAAGACTCAACAAAAAGCAGACAAAAAAGCAAAAGAATTAAAATCTGCTGGAGCTACAGAAATTGAAGTCTCAAAGGAAATTTTAAAAGGTAACATAAAATGGAAAGAAGGATTTGCAGAAGATTATGATAAAAACCAATTATTGCGAGTACAGCATGATGAAAAACTCATTGCTGAAACTGGTGATATTTGTAGTTTAGATAGAGCAGATTTAAGATCCAAATCTATGCAAAAAGTTTACGATAAGAAATGTTCCCCTGAAATGATTAAGAAAAAGAAAAGTATCTTTGGAAAAATCGCTAAGGGATTAGATTTATACAACTCAATAGGAGAAGAAAAAATGAAAAAGGAAAAATTAGTAGATACTGTTCGTAAAGTATTATTAGGTGAAGCAGAATCGGGAGATAAAGAAGCTTATCAAAAGTTTTTTAATAATGCTCTTAAAAAATTCAAGATAAAAAGTCCTGCCGATCTTAAAGATGATGAAGCCAAGAAAAAGTTTTATGACTATATTGATAAAAATTGGAAGGGTGATCATGAAGAACAAAAAGAAGGTATTGGAGATCTTTCTGATAAAGACCTTAAATCCAAAATGAAAGGTGCATCTACTCAAAAAGAGACAGATGCAGCTTGTGGTGAAATGGGAAAACGCCGATTGAAAATGGAAAAAAAAAAAGTAACTGAAAGTGCAGCTTTGCAATTAAAAATGGCCTTTGATGATGCAAAGATAAAAATTAAAGGTACAAAGGGTGGAAAATTAGTTATTTCTAAAAGGGATGAGAAAAAAGTGGAAAAGATAATAGCTAAACAAATGAAAAAGCCTGCTGATGCAAAGAGAATTCTTGGTTCACAGATAGTCTTTGAAGATGAGTCAATAAGTAAATTGCTTTCCCATGTAAGAAACCTAATGTCGAAATAAGGTACGATGAAATCTCTTGCATCATTTATAAGTGAAGGGCCTGAAGAAAAGAAACAAGATAAGTTACGCATATTAATTGTTTCTTCTGGAGCTTTAAGATCTTCAGAGGCTGCACAAAGGATTTTAGCAAAAAAAGAAGGAGAACCACCGATATTCCATACTGCTAGAAGGTTTAAGGAAGAATCGGAAAAATTAAATCATGAAGTTTATATTTTACAAGTTGAGAATTCTTATATTTCTTATGAAGATGGAGTATATAAAATATTTAATCATGATGATAAAGATGGATTTGAAATAAGTTCTAAAAATACTATTGCTGTTGTTCGTGGCACAGTACGATTAAAAAAGAGTTGGTTGGACTTACTTTCTCGATTAGAGAAAATAGGTATCTGTATGGTTAATAGTAGAGAAACAGTTGAATTATCATCTGACAAATATAGAAGTTATTTGAAATTACAAGATTATGGCCTGACACAACCAAAGACAGAACTCATTCCAGATGGAAAACTTTGGAAAACCGCTGTAGAAAAATTGGATAGTGAATTTCCAATTATAATGAAAACATTGGAAGGTTCAAAGGGTGTTGGTGTTATATTTGTTGAATCGGAGCGACAGATAGAATCTTTAGTTCAACTATTATCACATCAAAATGAAGATATAGATTTATTAGTACAAGAATATATTAAAACTGATGGTGATGTACGAGTTATTGTTTTGGGTGGTAAAATTATTGCTGCCATGAAACGAGAAGTGATTGAAGGAGATTTTAGATCTAATGTTTCTCAAGGAGCAAAAGCTGAAGAATATTCTTTAACAGAATTAGAAATAGAACAAAGTTTGTTAGCTGCAAAAGCGATTGATGGTTCTTGGACTGCTGTTGATTTTATACCTTCAGAAAAACCAAAAACAATACCTCCATATATTTTAGAGGTAAATCATTCGCCTGGTACAACAGGAATTGAAAAGGCTACAGGAAAGAATGTTGTTAAAGAAGTTATTGAATATTTTTCTGAACCAAAGCATAGATATTCTATTCCATATCAATGTGGTTATCTAGAAGTTGTCAATGTAAAACCATTTGGAGACTTAATTGGAAAATTTGATACTGGTAATTCTAAATACTCTGTTATTCATGCAGAAGATATAAAAATAAATGGAAAAGAAATTACATTTACACATGGTGATAAAACAATAACAACGAAATTGCTCGGTGATTATGTTTCTATAACTGGTGGAGGTAGAGATAAAAGATCTATAGTCGAACTTGAATTTGAATTTGCTGGAACTAATTATGGCAAAATTAAGTTTGGTTTAGATAATAGAGATGAGTTAAATTCTGATGTATTATTAAATAGAAAAACAATGAAATTATTGAATGTGATGGTTAATCCACAGAGAAAATATGTAATAACAACTAAATTTAGTAGAGAAATAAAATGAAAACATATAAAACTTTTGCCGAACTTAGAGAAGGTTGGTTCGACAAAAAAGAAAAAGAAGATCCAGATTATGAAGAACTCAAAAAACTTGGCTTGAAAGCTGCCGGTAGAGGTGGTTGGTCTAAAAAAGAACAAGACCGATATAATGATCTTTGGATGAAGATGCATAAGAAGGGAAAGACCCCAACAATGACACCGCCTGGAGTTTATGGTGATGATTCATGGGGAACTAAGACTAAGGTACTTCATAAAAAACTTGGACTTACAAAAAGAGATCATAAAGGTGTATTGGCATGAAAACATTTAAAGAACTTAAAACAAAAGATCTTGATGAAGCTGATATTCAAAATTTAATTGTCCATATACAAGATATTACAAAAGATATGATTAAGGCACTTAAAAGAAATGATCAAAGAACAGTAGATGGCCTTTATAAAAATTTAGGAAAGGTTCTTAAATGAAAACATATAAAGACATCTTAGAATATATTAGAAACTATAAAGCGGAGTACAAGAAGTTTCAATCCTCACCTGAAAGGATTAAGTATCGTGCAGAATTAGTGAAATATAATCGGGATAAAGGAACTTATGGGAATGGAGACAAAAAAGATGCTTCTCATAAGGGTGGGAAGATTGTTGGATTTGAAGATCAATCTAAAAACAGAGGAAGAGCTGAAAAAAGTAGACTTCCTCATAAAAAAGACAAGGGCACATGAAAATAACATTTAGAGAGTTCCGTGAGAACACGCTGGAATTAGAAGCTTTAAGTATGGCCCAACGCAAAGCAGTTGGTCGTAGAATGGCACAGTTGTCCAAGAAAAAATCTACACAAGTAAAAAAAGCAAGAAATAAGTTAAAACCTTTGTCTAAAGCAAAATTACATAGTAAAGCACAAAAAGCAGTTAGAAAATTTGTTATGCAGAAACTTGCAGGAAAAGCTAAAGATTTGTCTGATATGAGTATTGGCCAAAAAGAAAAATTAGAAAAAAAGGTTGATCAAAAAATGAAGGGTGGAAAGATGAATGCTTTTGTGAAGAAAAAGGAGAAACAGATAGCAAAACAACATAAAGACAATATTAAAAAAGCAAAAGAAAAAATGAAAGAAAAGGAATGAAAACCTTTAAAACATATCTAAAAGAAGTAAATTCCAAGTATATTGTTGCCAAGAACCCAAGCGACAAGAAATGGTATGTAATGGGTCATGTGGGGAGCAACAAATGGATGCCAGTTTCTAATGGATTTAAGAACAAAGCACAGGCTCAAAAGTGGGCAAAGAGTCAAGACACGGTGGATATTGCTGCTCGTGGAGAAATGGGTGATGTATAAGATGAAAACATTTAAACAATATCTAAGAGAATTTGCTATGCAGAGTCCATCAGATCTTGTGTTTGATGTACCTAGTGGAGAATCGGGAAGTTTGAAGATTCCCATTTCTGGGCCAATGTTCAAAAGAATTTGGCCTGATACGATTCGTTCAACAGTATTTCATGCAACTGATTTAAAAGGTCTTGAAAGACTGAAAAAGCTTGAGGGTGGTAAGAATACCATTTCTGCATTTTTTTCAATGATGTCACGATATATGGAAAAAGGTATTGCTACAGAAGGAGGTCTTGTAGTAGAAATGGATGCAGATGTTCTCATATCTGCAAGTTCAGACATTATGAGCGAAGTGGATAAACAAGGCAGAAGGTGGGTAGAAATGTCTTGGTTTGCAAATGCACAAAGATATGGTGTGGGCCCAGATTTTCGTAAAGTGGAAGGAGATTTATCTAAGTTAATAGAGGGACTTGTTACAAAACATATTCCATTTGGAAAATCACAGACTATACAACAAACAAAACATTTTGCAAAAGATTCTGGAAGGTATTTTGATATTTGGGGCAACATGAAACATCATCTAAAAGGTGATGGAAAAATATTAAGAGTGGTAATAAAAGACTATTTTGATGGTGTAGAAAAGATTATTAAAAAACATAAAAAAGTAATGGAAAGTATATTTTATGGTTATGCAAAATCAAAAAGACAAACAGAGGATTCATGGGATGAACAATTAGTCAATAATATCAAAATCAAAAAAATACACGTTCTTGAAGTAAAGTCGTATGAAGATGATGAATATGTTGTTCATGATGATGTATCTTCTGTCGGAAATTGGCCAATAGTAGATTGGGGATCATCTATAGAATTAGAAGTATATACAAGACAAGTTGTTCAAAAGGAAATAGGAAAATGAAAAAGAAAGTTTCTGAAAGATTAATGACTACAAGACAAGCAGTCGATCAGATGAATCATTATTGGAAAAATATGGCTCATCCAATGGTTTCTGATGTTGAAAGAAGAAAAAGTATGGATAAGAGGTTTGGTATTAAAGATATTAAACTGGATAAGTACGGAAATATTATATCATTTGACAAGTATAAACGTGGCCAATTTGAACAACTTGAAAGTTTCTCTAAATTTTTAGAAGCAAAACAATCAACAGCTGTATTTTCATTTGGTAGACTCAATCCACCAACAATCGGTCATCAAAAATTACTGCAAAAGATTATTCAAACATCTAGAAAAGAAAATGGTTATGCTTGTTTGTTTGTAAGTATTTCTCAAGATTCCAAAAAGAATCCTCTTTCTGCAAGTAAGAAAATTACATATATCAAGAAAATGTTTCCAAAAGAAGCAAGACAGATTGAAATAAAAGATAGTCACACAGTCTTAGATGCATTAGTTGAATTGAATGACAAATATGATAGATTAGTAATGGTGGTTGGAAGTGATAGAGTTGGTGATTTTAAATCATTGTTAAATAAGTATAATGGAGTTGATTCACAACATGGATATTATAAATATGAAGATATACAAATAGTTAGTGCAGGAGAGAGAGATCCAGATGCTGAAGGTGCATCTGGAATGTCTGCTTCCAAAATGAGGGCTGCGGCCGCATCGGGAGATTATGAATCTTTTGCACTAGGTATGCCTGATACATTTAAAGACGGAAAGAAATTATACAAAGATATTCGTCTTGCTATGAATATCAAAGAACAGTTGAAGCCTTTCAAGCCTGTTGCAGAGATGAACAGTAATGAGTTTGTAAGGGAACAATATTTTCAGAACTTAATTTATAACATAGGTGATTGGGTTAAAGATATTAAGACAGGAGTTATAGGAGAGGTTGTTAAACGTGGAACAAATTATGTTACACTTGTAGAGGAAGATTTTACCTTACATAAGGTTTGGTTAGAAAATGCACAGTCGTTGGAAAAACAACATAAAAAGTTGCCAGAGGCTGTGAATTTTCTCAAGAATCGAAATTTATGGGAAAAACTACAAAGAGAAAAAAGATTAGCACCAGAAAGAGATGATGAAGAAGGAACACCAGAACTTAATAAGAAATGGAAAAAATTAACACCAAATGAATCTGTAACAGAATCTAAAGAAAAGCTTAAAAAGTTTGCATCGAAATTTAAAATACCATCAAATGTTGCAAAAGCAATTTTCCATAAATTAGCAGCTGCAGGAATTGACCCATTAGAAATACAAAAATATAGTGTACTTTTAACTACATATATAAATTTGATGGATGAAAAATTACCAGAAGTTGCACCACCAGGCAAAGAGAAAATGATTAAGAAATTAAAACAAAAATATGGTGCAGATAGTGATATACCTTTTAAAATTGCATGGTCACAACATAATAAGGAAAAAGGATAATGGCAAATCCAGACGCTGAAAAAAGGAAAAGGGAGTCTGAAAAAAAGGCAAAGGAAAAGGAAGCTCTTGCAACAAAACATTCTAATGAAAGATTGAAAGCATCTCAAGATGCTAAAAAAGCAAGAATAACATTAGTAGCTAGACAAAAACGAGAAAGGGAATCTATGAAAGAAACTAAAAAAATCAAAGAAGATTGGATAGAGGACAAAATTATATACAAACTCTTAGATAGAAATGAAAAACGTGCAGCTGCAACATTTAAAGCTATGAGTAAAAGTGAAAAAATGAAGTTTGTAGATGCAGTCCAAACTATTACATCTAAAAATTATGGTTATACCGATTCTGAAGTAGAAGATGCATTACAGGATTATGATATTGATATTTCTAAAGCTGCAAGAAAAAAGTGGGAACAAGTAGAACTGGAACAAGAAGCTGCAAATATGCACAAATATGTTAATATTCTTTCTCTAGAACGAAGTGTTAATCTTTGGGCTGAGGCTGCAAAAGAAGATAATGAAGATCCAGAACCAGTTTCAGGAAGTAAAACTCTTACTAAAAAGAGTCAAAATAAAATTGCAATTAATCCGCAAGAAAAACAACCACAAAACAAATGTGGAATATGAAAAAGACACTAATACATTTTTTATATGAGCAGGGAATAGAACATAAAATGCCTCATGTCTATTTGGATATGGATGGTGTGTTAGTGGATTTAGAGAAAGGTGCATATAAAGTTCATGGTGCAAAATTAGGTGATGTACCGAAACCTGAAAGATGGGATAAGATTAATGCAATAAAGGATTTTTGGAAAAACCTGCCGTGGATGCCAGGTGCAGAAAAACTCTGGAATTTCTTAAAACCCTATGCACCAAGTATTATGTCTGCATGGACTAAACATGATCCCAATTCTGCTGGGGGTAAGGCAGATTGGTTAAAGTCCCATGTAGGAAAATTACCTAGAGATAGAGTAAATCTGGTCATGAGATCAGATAAAAAAAGATTTGCAAAAGATGGAAGAACAAGACAACCAAATATTCTTGTTGATGATCATCCCAAAAATATTGGAGAATGGGAAGCAAACGGTGGTATTGGAATACACCATACTAGTGTAAATGGAACGATAGCGAAACTTAAAAAGTTAGGTTTTGCATAAATAATAATAACAACTAACAATAAGGAGAAAATATGCCTTTATGGGGAGCAGTTGAGGGGTCGGAAGCACTACCTAAGTTTCTAACTACAGCTCAACAAAAAGATGTCTATGCCAATCAAAGTGGTTGGGTTGTGGAAGCCGGATCCGCAATGACAGGAAATGGAAATACAAGTGCCGATCCAGAAATACTTGTAGCAATCGGTGGATTGGCCGGAGCGTCTGGAACAACTGGTCTTGGAGAGGCCACAATCAATACAGTTGATTGGAATATAACTACATTTGATAAGTCTGCTGGTGGTACACTTAGTGTAACAGTCAGATATAACGAAATTGTCAATGTTGCAGTTAGTAATCCTACTTTAGTAGTTACTAACGATAATCGTGCAAACCACACCCTTACATACGCATCGGGTACTGGTACACATGAATTGACATTTACTCTTGTAATTGCAGCTGCAAACGCTGCAACTAGTGCAGGAGATGTATTGTCAGTTGCAGCTCAAAGTATTGTGTTGGCAAGTAGTTCAACAATTAAAGATACAAGTGATACACCACAAAATGCAGAACTTGCAATTAGTTCAGCTCAAGGTACTGCTTGTGGTACAATCACAGTCGTAGCATAATAATTATATAAAGCTAGTGGTCTAGAATCCCTAGAGTAGCATCCCCCCCTGAAATATGGGGGGTTCACATTAAATTTAAAAGGAGAAAAAATGGCTGACAAGAAAATAACAGCTTTAACAGCACTTGGTGCTACAGATGTAGACCCAGCTGCAGATTTATTGCACATAATTGATTATAGTGCATCGCCCGTAAATAAAAAGATTTCGGTTGCTCATTTATTTAGTAATGTAAATACCGATACACACATTTATGGTGCATCTAAAACTTTTGATATTGGTCACGCAACAGCAAAAAGTGCATTAAAAGTATTAACAAATACTGTTGCGAATGGAGCAGAATCTACAGTTACTATTAATGGTAATGAGGATGATTATATCGACTTTAAAGTACACTCAACTGGTGGTGAAGCAATCTCAGTTGATGCTAGTGCTGATTCTGTAACTATTAATTCAGATGCAATAGCCGCAATGGATTTTGTCGTTAAAGGCGACACCACAACCCTCATCCATTGTGATGGTGGTTTAGATGCAGTTGGTATAGGTATGGTGCCGACAAATACAAACTACACCATGTCTGTTGCAGCTACAGGAACACTTGGTATATTATCTGCTGGTTCTATTCATGTAACAGGAGAAGTTACAGCATCAACAAACTTTTCTGCTGGTGGTGAGTTAATTAAACTTACTACTACAAGAATTGGAACAACTTCAGCATTAACTACAGCACTTGCTGGTGGAGCAGATGGTTCAGAAGTAGTAATTCCTGTAGATTCATTAATTACTCATCTTAACCCAGCAAGTACAACTGCTGCTTATTATTCTTTGGCTGCAGGAGCACAAGGTCAACTCAAGTTCATCATGAATACTGCTACACACGATGTTCATGTAGAAATTGCAACGCTTGGAGGTATTGATGGTACTCAGATACAACTGGATAAAAATGAATGTTGTATGCTCATATATGGTGCTGGTGGCTGGTGGAATATCGGCGGTGGAACTGCTGTATCATAATAATTAACCTTATATAATGGAGACATAATGGCTTTAACTATTGAAGCGATTCAAGAAAGAAAGGTGGCCCTAGAGGGCGACTTAGTAAAATTGAGAGATACTATTTCTCAGTTAGATGCTAAAAGACAAGAATTGGTCGGCAATATGAACGCACTTTCGGGTGCAGTTCAACAATGTGACCAATTCTTAGTCGATATAGCAGAACAAGAAGAACCAAAAATTAAAAAAGAAAAATGAAAACATTTAAAGAACATCTTTCTGAACATTCAGGGGCTTTTTCTCGACAATGGGTGGATCAAGATACACTTCCTTCAGCGTCACACGCAATAGAAGCGTTAAATTCCCTTATTGGACAGATGGCAGAACAGGAATATTTAAATCCACAAGTTGGTATTGAAAAACTAGAATCTGGTTTGGGAAAATTAGGTTATCATTTTGAATCACCTACACTTGATGGGGGTGAAGGATCTTATTCCATTCCATTATCATATGGTTCTGGAACTTTTGAAGTAGATAGAGATCAAAATCCTTATGGAGAATTTAAAGAAGGTGATGGAATTTCTGATCACATTGAAGGTGGAATTTCAATGGTAATTGATGTAATGCCTTCTGGTCATGGAAAATCTCTTATGAATGCTCAAATTGTTCGGAATACTGATAAAGAAAAAGTAACCCCTGTAGATAAGCTTGCGGTAAGAGATAAGGGATAATCCCCGATGTTTGAAAATTTGACAAAGGACAACATTATGATGTATGCCATTCAGCATTATCATAATCCGTCTTGTGAAGGTATGAGTGAATTTAACGATGATATGAAGAGATTTAAGTATATTAAAAGACTTTTTCGTAAATACAAAGAAACTGGTATACTTAAAGAACGATTATTATTGAATCATATTATTATATTAAATAATTTATTTGGTGCAGAGGCTTCATCTACGTTGTTATTTTTTAAAACGGAGCAGAGCCATTGGCCAGAACTGAAGTCATTTTTAGAGTTTTTAAATATAATGCCTGAAAATGATTTAGTAGAGGTTGCAAGTAATACATCAGTAAAACAAAAATTAATGGAATTATGAGTAGAGCAATAGACTTATTTGTAACTTATCGTTTTTTAAAATTATTAGTTACGCCTTGGAAAAAACAAGAAGCTTATAAACAAGGAATTATAGATGCTAATGGTAAAGCACTTAAAAAGGCTAGAGATTTAGAAACAGAAGCACAAAGAGAATCTTTTACCCTTTTACATAGATTGGTTTTTAATTGTAAAAGAATTATGCAAAAAATACCATTCGTGAGAAGTCAATTAGGTACTTATGCTGCTGCATTATTCCTACTTAAAGAACATTACAAAATAGAAAATTTACCAGAAGCTGAAGTTACCAAATATTTACTGGAAAATAAACTGATAGATTTAAATAACAATATATCAGAAGAAGTAATTGGATTTGGAAATATGCTTCCAGCTGGAGAATATAAACTCAGGGATCAAGTCACAGCAGATGATGATGAAATTGATGCTCAAAAAGGGGATGTGGTATCTGCATTTGAAGATACTCCACCTAGTGATAGAATTTTAGGAGTAGATATTTTTCCAGTAATTCATCAAAAAAGCAACAAAAAAATATACGTTTCATTGGAGGACATAAATGATTGAAATAATCGTAGAACAAATTAAAGAAGATGAAATGAGTACATCATCTGATGTGGATATGAACCCCACAGGCAAACCTAAGAAAAAAATGAAGAAAAAATGTGAAATCTTTAGTGTTTCAGATGATTGTTTTCATAAGTTTAGACATGGAAAAACTAAGTTTGAAAGATGGTCAAAATATCTAGATTTAACAGATTCTTCACAAAAGAAAATTTATGATTGGGCTAGGAGATACCACAATGGTACAATCATTCTTAAAAATTCACAAACTGGTCAAGTGAGAGGTATTCGTTATAATCGTACTGGTGGAGGCCAATGGGGCAAAATTACTAGATTAAAAGAACAAGTATTAAAAACAAATCAAGAATTTACAGCAAAATGACAGTAAAAGCCGATGTTGAAGTTCTCAAAACTAAAATCGAGAAAATCGAAAGTTCTTTTGAAGATCACATCACACAAAATAGAGAAGATTTTAAAGAGGTTCATTCTAGAATGAGTACCATGAAAAGAGAAATTTCAGACGAAATTAACTTGACTTTTGAGAAATTGTATGATAAAATAGATGAAAATGAAAAAAATATTGGTGGAATAGAAAAATGGAAATGGACATTGGGAGGTATAATGCTTGCATTAACTTTTGCAATGACTGTATTTTCAACTTTTTGGGCAGTTCACACTTAAATTAGAACTTTATTATTTAATACATTATGAGTTATATTGACCAGAAGTACATAAATCTATGTACCTCTAGGGTGGAAAAATTTAAGAAAGTCAGGGATAATCTTTGGAACTTTCGTTGCCCCATATGTGGGGATTCCAAAAAACATAAGAATAAAGCCAGAGGTTTTGTATACCGCAAGAAAGCATCTTTTTTTTATAAGTGTCATAATTGTGGTGTGGGTCTTACTTTCAATAATTTCCTCAAACAAATAGATCATGGTCTTTATACTGAGTATCGTGTAGAAAAGTATAAGGAAGGTGAAACTCAAAGGAATACTCCTATTCCTGACCAAACTCCATTTAAATTTGAAGCTCCTAAGTTTGACAAATCCATGAATAAGCACTTGGATAAGTTAGTCAAATTTAGTGAACTGGAAGATGGTCATCCAGCCATACAATACTTAGAAAAAAGACAAATTCCCAAAAAACATTGGGACAAATTATATTTTTCAGAGAAATTTTACGAGTGGTCACACACAATATTTCCCGAAAAATTTAAGAGTATAAATATAGATTATCCACGCTTGGTCATACCCTTCTTTGACAGGGCTGGAGAAATATTCGCTTATCAAGGAAGAGCCTTTGGTAACGAAGATCCTAGATATATCACATTAAAAATTGTTTCAGAAAAAGAGAAGATTTATGGACTTGAACGTATTGATTTTAATTCTCATACATACGTTGTTGAAGGCCCATTAGATTCTCTCTTTATAGACAACTGTTTAGCAGTTGCCGGTGCCGATTTGAACTTATTGGAATTGAGTCCAGAATCAACCACTATTATTTACGATAACGAACCACGAAATAAACATACTGTTGAACGTATGTTTAAATCTGTGGACAAGAATTATAATGTAGTAATTTGGCCACCTGAACTAAACAGTAAAGATATTAATGACATAGTTCTTTCAGGAACTAAAAATATCAAACAATTTATTGATGTACATACATATCGAGGATTGAACGCATATCTCAAAATTAATCAATGGAAGAAAATATGAATCCTCAAATGCAAACCGTATCAACACCACAGACTTATAAACCTATAACCAACACACTTCATAAAAAAACTGTTACAGAACCAACCCCAAAAATAGACCCTTTTCAAAATGAAATGAGTAAATTTGTATACTATAGAACATACTCAAGATGGGATGACAATAAGAAACGTAGAGAAACGTGGGATGAAACAGTTGAAAGAGCGGTAATATTTCTCAAGAAAGTTAGTAAAAATAAATTAAAAAAATCAGATTATGAATTAATACATCAGTACATTTTAGAAATGAAGGTAATGCCTTCAATGAGACTATTGTGGACTGCTGGAAAACCAGCAGACATTAATAATGTTGCAATCTATAATTGTTCAACCGTACCAATAGATGGACTTCATTCTTTTGCAGAGGTTTATTTCCTATTGATGAGTGGTGCTGGAGTCGGTGTTGATGTTTCTAAAAAATACATTGAAAAAATTCCCAAAGTTAAGAAACTGAATGGTGAAAGACAAAAGGTTGTATTTGAAGATTCCAAAGAAGGTTGGGCAGTAGGAACAATGGAAGTTTGTCGAGCTATGTGGGAAGGTTGCGATGTAGAATGGGATTTATCCAAACTCAGACCACAAGGAGCTAGACTCAAAACTTTTGGTGGTAGGTCATCTGGGCCAGGGCCTTTGGATGAAACTTTGCACTTTATCAAACACATGGTAGAAGCACATAGAGATAGAAAATTAAGTTCTACTAATGCTTTTGATATTATTACCAAAATTGCAAATTCAGTAGTCGTAGGTGGTGTCAGAAGATCATCAATTATTACTCTTTCAGACCTTTACGATAGTGGAATGAGGAACGCAAAACAGGGCCAGTTCTGGATCACTAATGGTCATAGAGCCATGAGTAACAATAGTGCAATTTATGACATTAAACCAAACTCCATTGACTTCATGAAGGAATGGTTAGCACTTGCAGAGAGTGGTACAGGAGAACGTGGTATATTTAATCGTTATTCTATCAATAGTTTAATACCAAAACGAAGGCGTAAGAGACAAGATTGGACTACAAATCCCTGTGGTGAAATAATATTAAGGCCTAGAGGGTTCTGTAACCTCACAGAAGTAGTTATTCGTGCAGAAGATACACTTGAAACATTGATGGAGAAGATTAAAGTTGCAACTCTAATTGGAACTATACAATCAACAATGACTGATTTTTCTCTTTTAGATGACTTGCATGAGGATTGGAAGAAGAACGCAGAAGAAGAAAGACTCTTAGGTGTTTCTATGACAGGACAGATGGACAATCCAGATGTATTAACACCAGAGAATTTACAAGCTCTTAGAGATTATTCTATAGGTGTGAATGTAGAAACAGCTGAACGATTGAAGATAAACAGATCTGCGGCCATCACTACTACAAAACCTAGTGGAACAGTTTCAACATTAGTAAATTCTGCATCGGGTTTCCATCCAAGATTTGCACCATATTACATACGAAGGGTGAGAATTTCAGCAACAGATCCATTGTTCAAAATGATGAGGGATCAAGGAGTAAAATTTTATCCAGAAGTGGGACAACCAGTAGAAACTGCTCAAACATGGGTAGTTGAATTTCCAGTAAAGGCTCCAGAGGGGTCGGTGATGGTAAAGGATGTTGATGCAATTTCTCAATTAAAACAATGGTTAAAGATAAAACACAATTATACTGAACATACAGTATCAGCTACAATATATGTCAAGCCAGATGAATGGTTTACAGTTGGTAACTTTGTATATGAAAATTTCGATGACTTAGTGGGGGTGAGTTTCTTACCTAAAGATGACCACATCTATCAACTTGCCCCTTTTGAGGAAATCGATGAAAAAACTTATGATACAATGCTTGCAGATTTCCCAATTATTGATTATTCTAAACTTTCTAAATACGAAACAGAGGATAATACTACAGGAGCCCAAACAGTTGCGTGCTCTGGTGACAGTTGTGAAATCATTTAATAGCAAGTTATGATAGAAGAAGTAGAAGTAGATTGCAAGGATTGCAATGCGACATTTAGTTTACAACATAATCTAAATTTGTCAAGATATGAAATAGGATTTTGTGCTTTTTGTGGTGGAGAAGATATTGAAATAGAAGAAGGTTTTGATGATGAAGAAGAGGAAGATTATTATTGACCTAAATATTCCCATGTGGAGTATTTATGAGTTACGAAAATCCTTGGCTATATAATGATGTAGCATTTGAAAGTGAAGATATAGAAGATTATTTTGGTTTCTGTTATCTTTTAACTGACCTTGAAAATGGAAAGATGTATATTGGGAGAAAATATTTCCATAAGAATCGAAAGAAAAAAGGTCAGAGAAAAAGAGTACGATCAGAAAGTGATTGGAAAACCTATTACAGTTCATCTAAGAAAGTTCAACAATTAGTACAGCAATCTGGTGGTGACAGATTTAAGAGAGAAATACTTGGTCTATGGAAAAAAAAAGGCCAAGTAAATTACAACGAAACCAAGTTACTATTCAACCATAATGTGTTAGAAGCTGTTAATCATCATGGCGAAAAGTTATATTATAATGATAATATTATGAACAGATATTTTACAACACTCATGGAAGAAAAAACTTGACTTTTGAGATTTATAATGTTATAATATAAGATATGAATAAAAGACTTACAAAATTGAAAAGTCTTATTGATGATGGTTCAGTCCCAACCATTTTAGAAGTTAGATCAAAACCAAAGGATTATTCCTATGAGGATGTTGTAGCTTTAGATTATGGATTTGTTCAAAACTTATATATGGGTAGTGGACAATTTGAAAAATGGTTTACTTATACTGGGCCTAAACCTATAAAACTCAATGATCTTATTATAAATCCAAATGAGATGATTGAAATTTTACTTGATTATTATGGAATATCATGAGAAAAAAACTAAGTGAAGAACGAAAACAGGAGCTTCGTGATCAACTTACGAAGGCACGAAGTAAGAGAGCCCCAGCAGAATACAAAAACGTATATCCATCTGTCTTAGCAAAACCAGATGATGACCCCTTGTCATTGAAATCTATTAAGAAATCTATTAAACATAACAAGGAAAAGGCAGCTGCATTTCTTACCAACTCTCGCAGGAGAGGCACAACTCCCAAACAATCCATTGCAGATAAAATTAATGCTGATGGTGCGAAAGCATATATTAGGATGATGGAACATTATCTTAGAACAGGGGATTGGATTTCTGATTTCATGGGAGATGATGAGGAAAAGAAAACACAATGGAAATGTGTTGCAATGGCCTATCATGAAGATGGCACACCGAAACGAACTAAAGGTGTCTGGTATCCAGACATTCAAACAATATGGACAAGTGAATAAATTATGAAAAATGAACCATTATATACAGGCAAACCATTAGGTAAGCCACAAGGAACTGATACTGAATTTGTTGATATAAGACATACATTTGAATATTTTTTAATATCTAAAAGAAAATATTCTAAATGGGATGCTTGTTTGCGAGTAACAAATGATGGTGATGCCGTAAAAAGAGAATATATGGAATATTATAAAATGACGCCTGAAGGTGTAAATGATGAATATTTCCATTGTGGAAAATATGGATTATACTTATGATATTAATTGATTTAAGTCAGATAATGGTGGCATCCACGATGATGTCTATGGGAAAAGAACAATCAGAAGTTGATATTGACATGGTTCGACATATGGTTCTGAATAGTCTCAGAATGTATCGGTCAAAATATCACGGAGAATATGGTGAGTTGGTCTTATGTTGCGATGGTAGACACTCTTGGAGAAGGGAACACTTTCCACAATACAAAGCATCTAGAAAAACTAATAGAGAAGCTGATAGTAGAGATTGGTCACAAATATTTGGATGTCTTGATACTATCAAATCTGAACTTAAAGAGTTTTTCCCATACAAGTATCTTGAAATTGATGAGGCAGAAGCAGATGATATTATAGGAGTTCTTGCAAGAAAAGCAGGATCAGAAAAGGTAATGATAATTTCTGGTGATAAGGATTTCATACAACTACAAACACACAAAAATGTAAAACAATACAGTCCTATCACCAAGAAATTAGTGACAGCTGATAATCCATATAATTATTTAAAAGAACATATTTTACGAGGTGATTCATCAGATGGTATTCCTAATTTTTTATCATCTGATAATTGTATCGTAGATAAGATTAGACAGAAACCATTGTCTAAAAAGAAGGTAGAATCATGGCTGGGTGAAAGTCCAGTAGATTTTTGTACTGAAGAACAATTAAGAAATTATCATAGAAATATGAAACTAATTGATTTACAATTTACACCATTAAACATAGTTGATCAGATTAATCGACAGTTTGATGTAATTCCGCAAGGAAAACGAAGTAACCTTTTGAATTATTTTATCGAAAGGAAACTTAATAATTTAATACAAGATATAGGAGAATTTTAATATGGCACAATCACCAGTAGAATTTGATAGTAATAGTGATGGATCTGTAAGTGCATATCCAGAAAGATCTCAATCAGCAATTAAGGTTAGAGATTTACTTCTTAGTGAAATTTTATCTAAAGTTCATGGTGCAAAAACAAAAGCACAAAAGGTTAAAATTTTACAAGAAGAAGATTGTTTGGCCTTACGACAAATTTGTCAATGGTCTTTTAACCCTAAAATTGAATCAGAATTACCAAATGGAGCTCCACCATATATTGAAAATGAAGCTCCAGAAGGTACTGAACATATGTTGTTAAGAACCGAAGGTAATACTCTTTGGCATTTTGTCAAAACCAATGGAAAGAGTGCAGATCCAAATCTTCAAGCAACACTTAGAGAACGTATGTTTATCAGATTGTTAGAAGGGTTGCATAAAGATGAGGCTAAACTTTTATGTGAAGTAAAGGACAAAAACCTTCATCGAGTTTATAAGGGATTATCTACTCAGGTCGTATTGGAGGCTTTTGAGTGGAATGAGGACTTTCAAGAGTATAAATAATAGTACAATCTTTTAGGGAGTCTATAGATATGCAAATCCGAAACGGAATGAGTGTAGAAGATGGACTATCTTCTCTCCACTTTTAATTCCCCCAATTTATAATTTAAAGTTTAACCGTTTAACGATCTGCGGTTGATAATATCTTGTTGGACTTTCTATATCTAAAAAAGATTGAAGATCATATTAAATTAAGGTAATATGAAAAAACTGTTCACAACAGTTGTTTTAATTTTATTTTCCGTACTTCCTTTGGGAAGTGCAAAAGTTGTTTCAGATACACATATTGAAAACATATGGACATATAAATCATATGAAACTATAATGGAAAATAGAAAAAAACAATTAACTTGTCTTGCAACGAACATATATTTTGAAGCTCGAAACGAACCATTTGCAGGCCAATTTGCAGTCGCATTAGTCACTTTAAATAGAGTTAATGATTCTGCATTTCCTAATACAATATGTGATGTTGTATATCAAGGAATACATACTAGTGATGGATTTCCAAAACGTGATAGATGCCAATTCAGTTGGTATTGTGATGGTGCCTCAGATGAGGTACGAAATCCAGAAGCTTATAAGGTGACATTAAAGACAGCAAATCTTGCAATGCTCCAATATGATAAAATAAAATCAGAAGGGCTAGATTTTACAGAAGGTGCAAGATACTATCATACATATGAGATTTCACCTAGATGGTCAACACAATACCCAAAGGTTGGTAGGATTGGAGATCATATATTTTATAGATAAATACTATTAAAGATTGAAATTATAATATGCCTACATATCAATATAAATGTAAGAATTGTGAATTTGAATTTGAGGATACTTTTAAAATAGATGATAGGAATATTCCTATAGAAAATCCTCAAAAATATGGTTCTTGTAATAGTGAAGGAGGAGAAAGTGGAACTCCTTGTGTATTACAAATAGTTCCACAATTCCCCTCACCGATTTCTATGAGAGATTCCTTTCGTAGACATACAAGTGATGGGTGGAAAGATAGATTAAAAGAAATAAAACGCCAGAACCCAGGCTCTAACTTAGACACATAATTATGCAAACACAAATGTTTACTCATGATCAGTTAGTTGAAATGAAGGGTGTTACTAAAAACCAAATAGAGGTTTTTAATCAATATGCAGCCGGTAAGAATATGTTTTTATACGGGCCAGCAGGAACAGGAAAAACTTTCGTTCTTCTTTATAATGCAATCAAAGAAGTTCTTGACCCCTCCAAAAATTATAACTGTATACACATAGTAAGGTCTTTAATGCCTACTAGAAGTCTTGCGTTCATGCCTACTGATGACCAAGACAAAAGTTCTTTATATCAAGTTCCCTACGACAATATGTTACGATTCATGTTCAAACTCTCAACAGAAGAACAGTTTGATATGTTGTATGATGAACTAAAGAAACAAGGAAATATTTCATTCTTATCAACATCCTTTTTGAGAGGGATTACATTAGATAATTCTATTATCCTTGTAGATGAATGTCAAAATCTAAACTTCCACGAATTGGACACAATCATGACCAGAGTTGGTCAGGAGTCCAAGATTATGTTCTCAGGAGATTTTGACCAGACAGACCTAAGAGAAGATGAAGAAAAAGCAGGATTAGGTCAGTTCATAAAAATTATCAGCGAAATGGATGAGTTCTATTCATGTGAGTTTGATATTGGTGATATAGTCAGAAGCGGTTTAGTCCGTTCCTATATCATCCAAAAATATAATACTGGATTAGGAGATAGAAAATAATGTTACCAATGCTACTATTTAACGTAGTTTCTGGTCTTATTGTAGATAAGGCTCAGGATCTAGCGATAGAGCACGTTGAGAAGATGATAGATGATATTCTTCCAGATGATGCAAAAGAAGAATTAGATGAATTAATTAAAAGTGACCCTGCACATAAATTTGAAAGTGCAACAGAAGCACTTCAAGGTGCAATAGAAGGTAAACTACCAATATCCTTAAAGGATGGAACATTGAAACCTATTGAATTAAGTTTTAAGGTTAAATATGATCCAAACTCTGGAAAGGTGGATATTGTACAAGAAGATGGAGTGATACATGGCTGAGACTATAAGATTATCAAAGAATTTTGCACTCTCAGAAATGGTCAAAAGTGCAACGGCAGAACGATTAAATGTAGACAACTCACCTAGTGATATACACCTTGTAAATCTAACACATCTTGCAATTCATATTTTACAACCAGTAAGGGATCAGTTTGGTGTTATTACAATCAATTCAGGTTATAGAAGTCCTGCATTAAATGCAAAGGTTGGTGGGTCGAAAACAAGTCAACATTGTAATGGCCAGGCAGCTGATTTTGAATCGTTTTCTACACCAAATCCTGACCTTGCAAAATGGATTGCAAATAATTTAGAATTTGACCAACTCATTTTAGAGTTTTATGATGGTGTCAATCCTAATAGTGGTTGGGTACATTGTAGTTACAACCTAATGGGTAATCGTAAGAAAATACTTACTGCACTTAAAACGGGCGGTAAGGTAGTTTACAGAAATGGATTTGTAAGTAAATAATGATACTAAAAAATTATGATAGGAAACTCATTCCTGAGTTACCTAAACTTGTGAGAACAAATATTGGTGGAAGGAGACATTACGATACTCCTAGTGGATCTTATCCCTCTATAACATCCGTACTATCGATACGAGATAAGGAAGGATTGCATGAGTGGAGAAAGAGAGTAGGTAATGAGGAAGCCAATAGAATTATGAGAAAGGCTGCCACTAGAGGAACACAGTTTCACAGTCTCATGGAAAAATATTTCCTAAATGAGATTGATGACTTTGATTCGTTTAGTGGAGATGCTCTTGCGAAAAATCCTGCTGTATGGTTTCTGTTTTGTGAGGCTATACAGATACTAGAAAACAAAATCGGTGATATTTATTGTATCGAAGATTACTTGTATTCAGATGAGTATGGGGTCGCTGGTGCAGTAGATATGATTGCCGAATATGATGGTGTAACATCTGTTGTAGATTTCAAGACTTCTAATAAAGATAAGAAGGAAGAATGGATTGAGAATTATTTCATTCAAGGAACTGCATATGCAAAGATGTTTACAGAGAGAACTAATATCCCCTGTGATCAACTGGTAATATTCATTATGCCCGATAGCGGTGTACCTCAAATATTCGTAAAAACAGTTGATGACTATATCCCACAACTAATAACAGCAATAGACGATTTTAAAATATATCAACAAAAGACTTGACTTTTGAGTTTTTTTATAGTATAATAATACACATGAATAAAATGGAATTTGACATAATAACACCTACAAAATTTAGTTTACTTATTGAAGATATGGTGCAGACCAAAAATATATCATA